GATTTCTTTGATGCCAAGGTTCAATGCAAGTTACCTTGCATTTATTCCCGGCTTTGCTGCCGGCAGCCAAAAAACATGCCGACCTGCCCATGTAGGAACCAATTTCAACAATATTATGTTCTGCGAGTGAGGCTAACCAGCATAGCTTTAACCCTTCAATGAGTGATAAGTTTATTAGAGGCTTTAAGGTTTTTAGGTAGTCAATGTCGCCCGGAATCAGTGCATCGTTATATTCATCGGTTGCAATATTCATATTTTAGGTCTTGCATTTTGTCCGTTTGCTTCTTTTGCCTGATGGCTTAACTGCTCTTTCTCCCGGCTCTAGCGTGGCCGTTTCTATTTTTGATGGTGGTTTATATGGTCTGGCTTTGTCCTGCCTTATCCATTGACTGGCGATGTGATTTGGCAAATCAACTATTGCCCCAGCCTCGATATACCCGACGTCCGTCAGAATTCGTTCTTTTAGCACAACTTTCATTATTCCCCCAATCCATAAGCCTCATTAGTATCGAATCCTAATGTCGGCTTATGCGTTATTTGATTTATTCGAAGTGCTTGCTTCGAAGAGCTATCTATGAAAAATCTAAATATGCAGGTGCCGTAGTGGTGGGCTTTAAATTCGGCTGGTCCGGGCCACTTCTCCCGGTCGGCCATGATTAATCTCTCGTAAGTTATCCCGTGTTTGGCCAGCCATTCCTCTGTGAGTTTTCTATATTTTTCTCTGCGCCAGGTAATTAAGCATCCGATATTTTTTGGTCGCAGTTTCAATGGCACGTTTATGAGCCAGTTTATATATTCCTGGCTATCATTATCCTTTTCAGGCGGACAGTCAGGGCATAGAATTCCATCAATATCCATCATCGTATTCGGGAGATGGAATGCGTCGCAGTGTGTCCACTCATAATGACGCGGCCCGATAAGTTCGCAACCCCAAATATCGATAAGCCCTTTGCTTACTTTTTCCTGGGGGTTAGATACGTAAAGCGCACAAGTATATAATTTATAATCTCGTTGGGTTTGATTAATTTCGGTTACTGCATCATCCATGGCTTTGCCGGTGGCGCAGATGTCATCGACAAGCAATATATTATGAGGTTCTTTATTGAATTCCTCTGCCTCTCGGTGCTTTATCCCGGGCCTCGGGGTGATGCCAGCACAAAAGCTATTCAAATCAACAAATGGAATGTTTCTGTAAATTGAAATTAGATAGGCAATCATGATGCCGTCTCTGGGAATGCCTACCACTAAATCAATATCCACCGGCAGTTTAGGCAATAGGGAATGCTTTAGATCAAATGCCATTCGGTCAAAGCTGTAATAGTTCCTGACTGCGCGTGGCGTCGGCCTTGTTGGTCGATACTTCATTGGGTTATGGAATTTATTGATTCCAGGATTTGGCTTTTGAGCCTTTTTACCATTCAAGAGCATCCATCTTACATAATCGGATGGTTTATCAAAGTCAGTGGTGATGTCGCTTATTTCGGTAAATATTGGTTTGATCTGATCGGCATTGGCTAGGTGTTCTTTGAGCTTTTCATTATGAGAGATGCCTAAACAGTGAATCAAAAGATGGCCGCCTAGTGATCTCCTAACTATGCCTACTTTAACCATCTCGCGCAGTTCGCCAGCTTTATCGATGACAAATTGATTTGCTTTGATTGCGTATATCTCGCGGTTTCTTTTTATCTTGTCGCCAGCTGATTTTCCGAAAAATCGGTAATCGTGCTGGTCGGCTAAAATCAAATCCATGGTTGCATTCGTGTAGTAGCAGTCTCCATAGAGAAAAATACATGGTGATAGTTGTCGCGCCCCCCACACTCTATCGATTGCAAATTCGTTTGGGTCCTCAACGTGTTGGTGCGCGTCTAATTCCCCATACTGCCCAATTTCTCTAACCGAAACGTAAATATCAGTTATTCCACGCTCTCTTAATTGCCGAATGGTTCTCTTCAATATTGGCTCGCCATCAATTTTTAGTAGCTGTTTCGGTGTATTTTGGTAATTATGCCACCGGTGGCCACCGCCAGCGGCCATGATGACCACTCGTTGGGGCTTGCATGCCTTTGGTTTTTCTAATAGCTTAATGTCCTTCGGCTGTTTGCTAGTCTCAGCTATTGGTTTATATATCTGTATAATGGCATCCATTGATAAATCCCCCAAATTGATTTAATCAGGGCCGACTTAGAATGGTCGGCCCTGATGTTTAAAATCCCAGGCTGGATTATTAGCTGCCGTATTCCTCGAAATCGCCATAGACGAATGCCTGTGGTCGGTAAACAGTGAGAGCTAATCGCTCTTCGGCGAGTATGGCTACCAGGTTTTTGATGAAAAAGTCGGCATGCTGTTCTGCTATGCGGATTCCAGCTTCCTGTCTGTCCCACAACTGGGCACCCAGTTTGAACGCACCTGTTAGAAATGAGCCCAGTGGCATATTATCGCATTCCACAACGGGCATTCTCCACAATCTCGCTATGCCACCTTCGGGCACAAGCACCCAGATGTAATGCCCTGTCGTCCCCTTTGCAAGTTCAATGGCTGCCCAGTCAAACGGGTTCAAAACTACCGCATCGGCTGGATATAAAGCCTGTCTGACTTGCAAGATGGCTGCCCGGATGTGATCTACGCGTGTAACATTGGTTACCCCGAGTTGTGTGGGCAGAGTCGGGTCATAGGGTGTTGCCTGTGGGCAAATGCCGTTCAGGTGTGGCGCCACGCCATTCCCAAAGAGGATTTCGTATTCCTCTTCAACCTTGAGGCCGTAAGTTAATTGCGCATCGATAAATGACCTCAGGGCTGGCGCGTCGGCTATGATTTGTCTAGTTGCCGGCACCCAGTGCGCAATCGTTTGAATGGCTTCAACGGCTGCCTCAAAGGTCTTTTTGCTTTCGGGTTTCGACACTTCAGTGCCTTGTTTGCTTTCCTTGACGGTTGCCGCGGCATTGGTGAATAGTGTTTCCCGGACGAATGCGATGCTGTTGCTTATCGTGGTGCCGGGCTGAATTAAATCCCGGATTCTCAACGGCTGCGTTGGGATGCCGACGATGCCGGGGACTATCTGCGGTGCCACTGGGACGCCGCCAGCTGCATCAATAAGCGCAGAGGCTATGATGTCTCTGACTTCTACCCTGTCTGAATTCCACACTCCACGTTTTATCATGCTGGCGTAGGCCTCGCTTTTCACGAATTGCGCACCTGGCGTCATAGCTCGTTCTGTTGGTTCTGTAGGGTCCGCCTTCCCGACACCCATCTCCATGGCCTGTGTTCTCTCCTCTTTTCTTATTGCCTCGGTTAGTGCATCGCCCTCGGCCATAATTTTATCGAATCTTGCCGTCTCTTCCGGGGTCGGCTCCCTTTTTTCACTCTCAGTCAGCTCAATAATTTTTCTGGCTTCAGCACCTTTTGCCGTTCTCTGGCGTTTCATTCCTTCTATATCTTTCATGTTACCTCCATAAAAAAGACTTTATTGTTAATTGCCTCTTCATGCTATCCAGCTTTCGTGGCCTCTCAGTCAATTCCTGGAAAGTCGGGTCCACTGGTTCTTGAGGCTTGAAATATTTGTCCAGAACGTCTATTAATTCATCTGTGGTTAATGATCTGATTCCAGCTTTGGTTTGTGGGTATGCCGGAAATGTTACTATCGATATGTCCTGGAGTTTAACGCGCTTTAGGGTTCGGATTGGTGTTTTGCCGGTTTTATCCCATTCATCTTCTAGGCATTCAAAGGCAAAGGACATCTGGTTTATGTCTCCGCGCTTGATGCTTACGGTTAAATCCCTTGCCCATTGGGTATCCGGTGGTTCATTCTCGAACCTCAAACCGGCTTTGTCGACTTCCAGTTTCAGATTGCCGTTGGTGGTCCGGCCTAATACATAATTCGGGTCATGGTTGAATAGGCATCGGATGTCATCACCAAGCGTTTCATCGAATGCGCTTGGGTCTATTTTTTCTCTGAATGAGCCGAAGAGAATATCGGATAATTTACCGAAGGGCGCCGCAATCCCTGCTATTCTTGATGGTTTACCTTCTTCGGCCCTGACTTCTAGGGATTCAAGGGTTAGTGCGCGCCATTCTACCTTATTGTCATGTTCCGTTCTTAATGGCGACGGTTCAACATCTGCATCTTTGAGATGCGCTGCTAAATGGTTCCAAACACCTTGTCTGTCCTTGGCTGGAATATCAGCACCCCCCCTTGCGCCGTTTAAGATGGCAATGCCTGCCTGGCATCCTTTAATATTTGTGGCTCCTGGGTCCCCATCTTGCGATACTTCATGGTGGATAAATTTATAGCTTGTCTTGTTTGCAGGGTCTTTATCGGGATCGCGCCAAGCGTAGGCTTTCCGATAATAGCCTTCATCCTGGTCGGTTTTGAGTTTTGCTTCGTTTTTTGGGCCATCCCAGAAATCGGTCGATGTTGCTGTCTTGTGCTTTGGTAAAGCGCCGTGCTCTTCGTTTTCCATTGTCATCTCCTTTGCCTCTTTGGCTGGCTCAAAAGTTCCATCATGTTCCTTGCAGTGATTGCGAGCTGCCTCTTCTGTCCAGATTTCCTTGTTATATCGTAGTGCTTGAATTTCCGATTTGTTATCATCTTTTATGCCATAGATAACATCAATGCACTTGCCATCGTGTTTTTGCTCGCAGTTTTTGCGGGCAAATCTCTTGTATTTACTCGGGTCCTGTAATCTACATGAATGCTCATTTTCGTAAGGCATGGTTCCCCCCTTTTATCCTGGTTCTAGTGTGCATTCACAGCCTTCGTGTAAAGGTGGTTGCGATGTCGGCCGGTATATTGTCATTGGGCTTTTGCCTTCGGAATCTAATTTTTGGCCGGCCCCGACAAAGTGCTGGTCAATACCGACTGTTCGGCCATCCATTTCCTGGCAGAAGGGGCATGGGTTGCCGCTTGTGTTTACCCATATAAGCATTGCTGCGCCGCCGGCTGCAAACATTTCCTTTGCAATAAAGTTCGATAACTGGATTGTTTCATTCATGCTTATTTTCGCAGGCCTCTTTGCTCTCCATTCATCTAATCGCTCTTCCAGGAGTTCGGCCGCTTTTTCTTCTTTAAGTAAGGCGTTAATTTGGCCTGTGCTGGATGCAATATGCCTGACCGCATAAGAATTAACATATTCGTCAACTAGCTTTTGCGTATTGATTTCTCCATTGCCGTTCATTTGTTCTTTAGCAATTGGTGTAATAGCATCGGCTAGGCTCAGCGCAATCGGTGCCAACTGCCTGATGATAAACTGGGCAAAGTCTCGGTAGTAATCTGCAATCCAGCCTTTGAAGTCATCAGCGGACCGGCTTGTTAAATTTTGTTTGATTGCGCGTTTGACTTTCTTAACCTCTTCGTCAACTATTCTTTCGGCTGTGGATTCGAATACGCGCCGGTATGCTCTGGCTGTCCTGAATCGTGTGATCGTTAGGCCTCGCCTTAATTCCCTTGACCTTTTAGCCATACTTTCTGAGCCTTGTGTTCCATCACCCTGGTTGCCACTTCCAAGCCAGCCTACGGGTTGCATATTGAGTGGCACTAGGTAAATATCGCCTTGCTCATCCGGCAGGGGATTCATGTTCTCTAGTTCCCTTATATCATTGGCGCTTAGCCAGCCGTTTTGACGGCCAGTGGCGTAGGCTTGGTATCGGCTTAGCGTATCTCCCCTCAATAATCCATCTACCAAGAATTCAGCAAATAAATCATCTTGGTAAATTAATTTATTTTTGATTTCCTGTTCCCAGCTTACCAGCCATCGTCGAAGGGTATATATGACGAATTCAATTGCTTGGTGTTCGATATTTGAAAATGTAGCGTGTTCCAGGTCGCCTATTAAATGTGGCGGGACCCTGAATAGACTTGCGATCTCGCCACGCTGGAATTTTCTTGTTTCAAGGAATTGTGCTTCGTTGGGTGGAATGCCAACTTTTTCCCATTTCATTCCTTCTTCGAGAAGCATAATCCTATGGGATTTGCCTAACCCGGTATAGCTTTCGTTTAGGCTGGTTTCTAGTTTGTCATGACCTTCCTTTTTCAAGGTGCCTGGGTGTGTGACAACTCCACCCAGGTTAGCACCTTGGCCGAAGAGTCTTCCGCCAAATTCTTCTGCGGCCCGGGCAAGCCCCAATGCTTCCATCGCCTGCCGTATGGGTGATAATCCCATGAGCGCCTGAATATGCAACATGGCATAACCAGGAATATTTTTTATATTCCCATCGGGTAAAGTTACTCTGTAAAATAATGCTTTGCTTTCAGTTCTGCCTTGTTGGATTCTCCATGGTGGAAGAGGCCAAAGAGCCTCGGATTCCCCTTTTTTATTGAATTGAATTTCAGAATAGCTATGTCCCCATAAAAGAGTATGCGCCATCATTTCCTGGCGCCATACATCGGAATTTTGTTCCGTGTTTGGCTTATCGTGAAGTAATTTATACATAGGTAATTCGGTTGCACGTTCCTTACCTCTTTGTAATCTTCGATAAAGTATAAGTGGTAAAGAGCCAATCGTAGAGGATAACAAATCAACACAGGCATAAACAGCAACGATTTTCATGGCCGATGTTTCGTTCACTACTACACCGGCATGCGTCGGGCCACTATTGATTATGGTATATAGTTTCGGATTTGCTGAATCAAACCCCTCTCTCCTTTCCAGTAACCTACTGATTAGAGGTATTTTCATAGCGTTATTACTCCTCTTGTTTCATAGACTGATTCTTCTTCCCCTTTATGTCGTGATGCCCTATCAATGGCCATTATCAGGGCCACCATGCCGTCTATTTTCTGTGTGGCTTTGGCTTTATCAGGCTTTATATTAGCTGCGGGGTCCTGCGAAACTACCATGTTGTCGGCATTCCAATTTAAAACGGGATGGCCGCCATGTCTGATTTTCTTGCTCAATACCAAGTTCATTAATTCTTTAGTCGGCGGCGATAATGATTTAAAACCTTGTCTGAACGGGATGATCGGGATTCGGCTTGGCTCGGCTTTCGGGTTTGCCGTGAAGGCACCGCTGTTAATTAAGTCCTGGATTAATTTTGTGGCACCCCATTCGTCAAATGCTAGTTCTTTAATATTGAATCCCTGACGAATTAAACTAAGTAGTTCCTCTTTGATGTAGCCATAATCAATGACGTTTCCCTCGGTCAGTTTTATGTATCCCTGGCCGGCCCAAGTGGAATATGGGACTCTGTCGGCTCTCTCTTTTTCTCGGGCCGTGTCTCCTGGGATCCAGAAGCGCATCATTACGTTATAGCTGTCATCGTTATTGATAGATACTAGGCTAAGTGCAGCTAGGTCAATTGTTGAGGCTAGGTCAAGCCCTGCGTAACATGGTTTGCCTTTCAGTTCTTCTTCATTCAGTGTTCCGGCACATTCGTTCCATTTGTCCATCGGCATCCAGCGCTCTACCGATGTTCTCCATTGGTTCAAATATAATCTCCGGAATATCATTTCCAGTGCTGGCGTTTTCTGGGCCTTGGCACAAAGGGTTCTCATTTCGGGCAGTGAGCGGAATATACCCAGCGCCGGATTGCATCTTGCCCATACCTTTTCGTCGGTCCAGTCGGCATCATCAGGAGCCGCATAAATTATCGGCAGGAATGTCGGGTCGTCGATGATACCGTCTCTAACCTTGCATGCATAATCGTGCTGTTCAAAGCAAATCGAGTTTCTATCATAGCCAGCTGTCGTTATGCAGAGTAAAAGTGGCTGCCGCCTAGCACCAAATGATGTAGTCAGGACATCCCATAATTCTCTGTTTGGTGCGGCGTGTAATTCATCGTATATTACGCCGTGGGAGTCATAGCCAAACTTAGAATATGCTTCTGCGGATATCGCCCTGTAGTAAGAGTTCTGTGCGTAAAAGACGATTCTTTTTTGAGAATCAACAATTTTGGATCGTCTTGTTAATGCTTTTGATTGTCTCACCATGGCCGCCGCGTCGTTAAAGACTAGGGACGCTTGGTCCCTGTCATTTGCGGCTGAGTATATCTGGGCACCGGGTTCATTGTCGGCGAAGAGAAGATATAATCCCACGCCCGAGGCCATGGTCGACTTCCCGTTTTTGCGCGGAAGTTCAATGTAGCAAGTTCGGTATTGCCGTGTGCCGTCGGTGTTTAATGTTCCGAATAGTTTTGCGATAATTCTGCGCTGCCAGCGCATCAGTTTAAATGGTTTGCCAGCCCACTCACCTTTACAGTGTTTGAGGTTTTCAATAAAAAATATCGCTCTTCTTGCGGCTACCGCATTGATTCGGTTCTTGCGACTCATGATTGCTTCGATTGCTTTCTAGCCAAAAAGGTTTTAGGCTTGGCCAGTATTAGGCCTGTGGCTGGGTGTAATATTGATGGAAGTTCCCGGCATAATTGATGGTAATAATGTCCAGTTTTCGGGTCTTTTAGTAGTGGCTCTTTTCTTTTAGGGTCAAAACAGAACATGCAAAGCACCGGGATTCCACTGGCCATGGGCTCAGTTTTCCCTTCGTGTGTTTAAAAATTTGTCTAATGGGTCGTCGCTTCCGCCTCCATCCCCACCCCTTGTAATGCGTGAGCGCGTTGCCGGGGTCAGTCCAAACTCGGCAAGGAATTTATACATCTGTTCCATTGCCTTATTCGCTACTACTAGAAGAGGACTCATGATTAGATTGCCGTTCGTTGTTTTGTATAAATAGGGCAATTTGCCAGCTGCTATTTTGTGTAGTTTGTTTATTTCATTTTCGGTCTCTACCCACCGGCCATAATTTTGGCAATAAGCGGCAAGCGCGGCGCGGTCAATTTGCGTTAATAGCCCCAGCTGTTTCAGGATTGGTGCTATTCTGTGCCATTCCTTCCTTGCTGTTGGGGTTAAATGTCTCGGGCAAGTTGGAATGCATGGCTGGGGCTGGGGCTCATTTTGATTAAATGGCCGCTTGCCTGGATTGCCTTCGAGTTCTTTTAGTTTTGTCGGTTTTGGTTTTCTACCTGCTATCATTGTTTCGTTCCTAACACAAAACGGGCATCCCTTTCGGCATGCCCGTCTTGATTGCGTGGTTTTGGTTTATTTTTTCTTTACCTTATTTAGCAATTCCCGGATGATGTCGTCGTAAGTATCGCCCTTTTTACCTAACTTGTCGAGTTCATCCTTTGTGGACTGGTAGATTTGAATTGAGGTCCGCTTTTCTTTTGTGTTCTTGGTCATAGGTATTGTCTCAAATCTACCTTTAAATAATACTGGCAGTTATACTTCTCTAGTGTTTTAACCACTTCCATTGTGAATTTATGCCAGTTAATCTTTTCGGCCAGTGGATGATAGTTTAACTTACCTACCTTGAATAAGTCAACGAATTCATGGGTAATTTTGATAATCTCTAGGCTGGCCACTGGGTCAATGACAGGTTCAAGGCTTACCCAGGTATGTATCCCGGCTTTCTTTGCCTCTCTTATTGTTGCTATGCGGTCGGAAGGTAAAGCGGCCTCGGGTTCCCATTGCCGGGATTTCCCCTCGTCTATAAAAGTTAGAGTCGTCGCAAATGCATCATTCGGGCCGAATAGGTCGAAATCTCTTGCTGCGCGGCTGCCACCTTTTGTGAGTATCTGAACCGGGATGTCGTATTTATGCAGAACCTGGATCGCTTGCCTGGCCAATTGGTAATCTTGATCTATCGGCTGGTAAGGGTCGCAGGTGAAGCATAATAAGACTTGCTGGATTTTACCAGTTTCTTTTAGTGCCTGGGCGCCTTTATTCAGTCTTTCGATGATATTTGCCCTGGGTTTCGGTTCATGGAATTCGTGTTCGGGAATCTGTATCGCAGATGGGGCATAGCAGTAAATACATCCATGGCCGCATCCTCTATATAGATTTACGGCCAATGGGCTATATTCCCTGGCCCGGCCTTTAGGTTCGTAAATTGGTAGGATGCTCATGTTATTCTTTTCCACCTTTCACCCTCATTGTCAGCATCTATGGCACTGTCGGCCCCGTTATCCCATTTGACATGAGCCCATGCTGGTATCGGTTCAATATATTCGCCCCTGTATTGCATTCCAGGAAATTCAGGGCAGTACTTAATGACTGTTCCCTCGACTTCTTTGTCGCCTAGCCAAATTCCCTCTGGCCAGTTCTCATAGCGATATTTTGATGATCGGTCTGGGCTGTGTGGTAAATAACACACCCTGTCGCCTACTTTAATAAATGCCCTTTCGTTTAACATGACATCCCCATATCAAGCAGGCTTAGTTGTGCTACTTGTGAATTGAACAACTTGCAATTAGGATGCTCTTTTTTTAGTGTCAGGCTA